TGCTCGAGTAAAGAACATTTTTTCCTCCTTTAGATTACGTTCAAGGTTACAGGCGGTTTTGCTTTGCCTTTGCCGTCTTGCAACTTGTGTTTGTCGTTCCAGTATTCGCCGTTTTCATCGTCGAACGTTGCGACTTTGAAAAGCGTGTAATCGCCTGCGTTTTTACCCAGCTGCTTTTCGTCGTTGCATGCGTCTTTGAATGCTCGGACTGCTGTGCCGTCGTTTACGCTTTCAAATCCGCCCATGAACTGTTCTGCGATGTTGTCTCGGACGCTGTAAATGTTGTGAATCACAGTCTAATGCCTCCTCGCATAGGTTTTGCCGAAAGGTTGATTGCTTTCGTCTTGTTTGCGGTTTTGTTGTAGATTTTTGCGTCTTTCCGTTTACGCGTTCTCGCTCGGCGTGCCATTGTAGTCCCTCCTTAATAGTTCCATTTCAATGGAGTTTGCGAAACTTTTCATCATCCATATTTCGTCTATGATTTTTTTTGCGTCGTTCATGTCTGAGACCTTTCTAAGCATTTTGTATGCTCCTTCGATCTCCTTATATTTTTTTGTAAGTATGTTATTGAGCACTTCTTTGGGCTGGTCTCGTACGTTCCATCCTTTGATGTCTAACATTTTATTCCTCCTTTGCGTTCATGTCGTTCGCAATCAGTGCATGGTAAATCTTATCCAGCACCTCAAGGATTTTCTTCAGCGTCTCCATTGCTTCGGTAAAGTTCATTAAATCACCCCCTTTCTGTATTTATCTTCTCGCACGTCTACATGAACAAAATTTGTGTAGCGAATAACCCCGCCGTGGTTTTTCATGATTTCGCTTGCGTATTCTGCAACTTCTTTGCTTGTGTAGCCTTTTACTCTGATGTCTGCCGCCATACCTTTGCAGTGGTATGAGTTCCCTGCACCGCCTACTTTTGTGTTCCATGCTGGCGTTCTGTATCCGCTGTTGATAATTACCGGGCTGTTGAAGTGTACTCTTATTTCTTCTAGTACTTGGAGAAGTTCTCTGCATACTAGTATTTCTTTACTTCCGTCTTTGCATTTGAATTCGTTTGCCTTAAAGTGCTGTGTGATGTAGTACGTTCCTTCTCTTATGCAATAGATTGTTTTTTTCATTTTTGCTTCCCTCTTTTCTGTATTGTATAAAATCCTGTTCGCTTTGTCAAGGGTTTTTGTAAAAAACTTTTGGCAAAGCAAACAGGAACGCCGCAGGCGTTTTTAACATTTTCAACATAGTTTTCAACATTTTAACATTGTTAAACTTTAGCATAACAGAGTGTTTTAACAATTCAACAACTTTTTAACAATTTTTTCCACAAGCTTTTTTACTAAAAAAGCGCATATCTGCGTTGTAAATTATTGCTTTTCAACTTTTAAACTGTCTCTACTACTTCTCCTACAACAAGTATATAAATAACACGCATGTGTGCGCGTGCGCGCGCGTGCGCGTTTCGTGCGCGTGTGCGCATGTGCGTACATGCGTGAACTTTCGAGCGAATGCGAGCCGGCGGTGATAAGGCCGATAGGCCGCCCGCCGTGCCGGGGTGTTAGGGGGTGAGCGGAACACCCCCTAACAATTTTTATCTGTAATAAAAAAACTCCATACCCTAAAGGCATGGAGTTTTAAATCTTATTTCGTCATCAAGCCAAGTACCAGCCTTGTCAGGTACTTGGCTTGATGACACTCACATTGTTCCACTGCTCTTTCGGAACTTGTGAATTTTACGTTCCTGCGCTGATAAATAGCTTTCAAGCTTAATGTCTGTTTGTTCCATCTTGTTTTTGGTTGAATCCATGGCTTTTTGTTGCCTTTGGCGCTTGATTTCCCATAGACGTTTCGGATCTTCTGCTTCCATCTGCTTTTCAAAATAACGTGGTATTGCCGCTCTTTTGCCGTTGCTAAGCTGGATGTATCCTTGTTTCCAGATTTCTTCTTTGTGTTGCAGATAGTATTCTTCGCCTAGACCCGGCTTTAAACTCATCATTGCAAATGGTGGTCTTAATCCTCTTTTGATGTGTTCCATGGTTTCATCGCCAATTTTTTTTGTTACATAGCCTGCTGTGTAGCTGTATGCCTTACTTGTTGCCGGTTCACTCATGTTGTGGATACCATATGGCCAGCATTTTGTTATGCGTGTGTCTGTGTAGTATCCTTCTTTGCTGAGTAGTCTGTACGGCTCTAGCTTTTCTGGATTGTAATTGAACAAAATCAGATGATAGTGCGGTCTCCCGGTGTGTTCTCCATATTCACCCGCACAGAAATAGCGTATTCCCGGCCCTGCGGCCTTTCTGAGACGTTTTAGAAACTTCTGAATGTCCTCATACCATAGTGTTTGATTCTCCTTTAAATCGCCTTTCTGCCGCTTGTAGAGTGCCCCGCGTATTACTTCGCCTGTTTCGTGGTTAATGCCCGGTATGTTTTTGTCGTCATAGGTTAATGTGACAAACCATACTGAGTGAGGTTTACTTGTTTTTGCTTCCATTTCGATTCTGCAAGCCCAGTCTTCTCTTTTTCGGATTCGGCACCCGATGCACTGCCCGCACGGAATGAGCATTACATCTTTTCTATAGATTAAGTCTTCATAGGTTAAATCAGGTTTTTTTGCTCTTTCAATGGCAAAGCGCCGGAGCGTGTAAACACGTCCCGACGCTTCGCGATCGTCTGGCGCATAAAACCTGATAAGAGGTTTATAGCATGCCATTATCTTAAATAATCACCCGGCTTTCTCTGCTGTCCATAGCTTCCCGTTTTGTCTGTTGCTTTGATTGCGCGGTCTGTTGATCCTGCAACTCTTTGCTGTGCTTTGCCTGCATCATAACTCGGTTTTGCAACTTTGTCTGTTACGATGTTTACATTGTCTTTCAGCTGTTGCCAGCTCCTGCCGCTGTTTGCTCCTTGCTGGAAATAACTGCTTACTCCCTGTGCAAGGTTCACGCTGTCGCTGAAACTGCCGTAACTGTTGGAACTGAATGCTGGACTTCCCAATGCACTGATGCTTGCCGCGCTTGTGCTTCCCAGTCCTACGCTTGCGCCGCCTACGCTTCCAGCACTGCCGCCGCCCATTGCCGCGCCGCCGTTGAGTGCCGCTAAAATCGGGTTGATTCCTGCGGCCCTCATGTCTGCAACGGCTCTTTGGTATGCGGTACTGCTCATGTGCTCTTGCCATTCTCGATTGAGTGCGGCTTCTGCGGAGTTGTAGGCCATGGCTTCGCGCATTAGGTCGGCGTTCATGCGCCCTTGTTTGTTCATCAACATACTGTTGAGCAATCCTTGGTAGCCGCTTCCTGCCATGTTGTAGATTCCTTGTGCGCTCATGCTTCCCAGATTTCTGAGCCATCCGCTAAGCTCTGTGTTTCGGTTTGTGCTGTCGTTCGTTCCTCCTGAGCTTTCGCTGTGGCTGTTTCCATAGCTCCAGTTAGAACTACTGCCTCCTCCTGCTGTCCAGCCTTGGTTTTGGCTGTAATTGAACTTGTTGGATGCGTTAAACTGTGCTTGGTTTTGGTTCAGTCCTTTGAACTGGTTGTACAGGTTTCCGACCGTTCCGGCAATGTTTCCAATTGTTCCTACTGCTTTGATTGCTGTTGGCAACCATTCCAGTGCCATTTTAACACCTCCTTAGTGGTGGTCAATCAGGCCCGGCACGCTGTACATCGGCATAGGACGCACGGTCGTGTTTTTGACAAGGAAATCTGCAATGAATTGCGGTTCGTTTACCTTGTTTTCAACTGCGAGTGTTCTTGCGATTTCTGCACTTCCTTCTTTCATCCACTCTTGACTGAGTGCCGGCGTATTGGCGTAGTTGTCACCATAGTGCCAGCTGTCCAGCGTTCCGGTCGCATTGGATCGGAACGCACCACAGATGCGATTGGGCTTCATTCTGTAATCCGCCCACGCCTCTTGGTAGCCGAACGCCTCGTTGTCGGTGTCTGTACCCTGTGCGTATAGTTCCTTTTTAAGCACTGCCTGTTCTCCCAAATTTGCGAAAACAGGGAAGTAATAGTCAAGCTTGTTTTTTCGGCTGAACATGCGTTCTAGACCCTGCTGGTACGTGTGGTCATGGCGTACACAGCATACGCCGATAACAAACCCGTGCTCTTCAAAGCTCTTCGTAAAAGCGCTTTTGCCAAAGCCTGTAACTGACATTGCCGCTACGTTGCCCTGCGGGCTTGTTTCCGTTGTGCCGCTTGTCTGAATTACCTGGTTCATGTTAATCATGATTCGGTCGCCGCCCAGATATTCAGGAATCTGGACAGTTTTATCAGAAATGCGAGTTCTGAACAGACTGTAAATTTGTTCGCGGTATCGACTGCCGCCGCGTGCCAGTTCTTCAAAGTACTTCTGCACTTGAAATGCCTGTCGCAACTGGTTGATTGTTGCACCGGTTATGGCGCTGAGGTCTGCGCCAAGGTATGTTGGACTTCCGTTTCTTCCCCAAAGCATTGACAGACCGTCTTTTTCTGCTCCTATTTGTCCAATTTGTACTTCTTCTCCTGCTTCTGCTCGTCCTACTGTGTAGAATGTCTTTGTTTCTCCTACTACTGGGTTTGTTCTGTCTTTGTCTGTGTATCCCATTATCGGCGCATTGCCCAACATAGGAATTGTGACGCTTTCTGCAGAACGCTGAGGCGAGGGCAAAGTACTGCTGAAGTAGTCGTGGAACCGGTTCACCGGCAGAGGTCTCCCGCCTGTGTATGCTTCCTGCAGGATGGTTTCCAGTGTTGCATCTTTGCCACTGTCCTTATAGGTTACATCTGCGTCTTTGTCCGTGTTGATTGCCGGGTTGTCCACGTTCTGGTCCCGGAACCACTCGTTCCAAATCTTGACGTATGCGCGGATAGGAAGCGCGTTGATATTCAGTTCACCGGTTTCACCGATGATTTTGGTTGGCACGCCCATATAGTCGAGAATGCTATTTTCCAGCGGGAACTTGTTTTCTGCCGTGCCGCCTTTGATTTTCAACTGCGGCACTGTGTATTCGGTCTGCTGCACCCACGGGTCATCTGTGACTTCTCCCATGAATTCCTTCCAGTGTTCCCACAAAATACGGTCAGGACAGAAGAAGTAATAGTAATCCAGATAACAGTTATCCATTACCGGGAAGATAGGCGTGCTCATGCGCACCAGTCCAACGTTGTCGATTGAAAATGTGTCACCGGGAAGCACTTCATCGACGTAGAAAGGAATAAGCTGGCCTGCATCGAATGTCAGCTTGATATCTTGGTCACGTTTGAAACGGCTTCGCGTGATTTCCAAGTTCGGCACTTGGTTGAAATGTGCTTCGTTGTTTCTTTTCACTCTTTCTTTTCTCCTTTCATTTCGTCAATCTCTGGTTTTTCGTCAATCTCTGGTTTTTGATTCAATCCCAGTGCTTCCATCCAGTCTGCCCTGCCAAATCTTGCTATGAACTTGTCAACGTCATTATCGAATTTTTGCTTGACTTCACGCGGCAGTTTGTCCCATGTCTGTTCTGCCTGAATCATCAGGTTCTGTGCTTCCGCCAGTGTGCTCGGCATGTTCGTGAAATCCTGCGGTTCTGCGTCGCTCAGCTGTGCGCCCAATTTTTGTACAATGCTCGGGTCAAAAGCCGCGCGGTTGATGATGTTTTCGATTTTCGTTTCTTCCAAATAGCTCTGGATTTCTGCGTCTCTGTCGATTTCTTCATCCTGCACAAGGCTTTTGTTTCCCTTGTCATCGTATGTCCAACGAAAAGTAAGGCGGGTTTTTCGGCCCGCCTCTGTCTCTTTTCGTTCCTTCTCGTTATGATTTGCTCGAGTAAAGAACATTTTTTCCTCCTTTAGATTACGTTCAAGGTTACAGGCGGTTTTGCTTTGCCTTTGCCGTC